CCTCGCGGTATGGTGGTCGGCACAGCCCGCTCTCCGCCATTTTTTGCGACCATCGTCTAATTGAAATAGGACACTTGACTTTCAATCAAGGTAATACGGGTTTGAGTCCCGTTGGTCGCGCCAAATTAAGCCCAATTAGCTCAGTGGTAGTAGCGTTTCCTTTACACGGAAAATGTCGGGAGTTCAAATCTCTCATTGGGTACCATTTATTATTATGAGGTAGTGATATGAGTGTTGAGTTAAAAATTAAATCTAAACATCTTTCTTTTGAACCTGCTATTATTAAGCACGAGGAACGAAAGTTACGCAAAGAAATTGAATGGTACAACAACTATCAAATTGATTCTAACGAATTATATTTTAAGTTGCAATCTTTGTATATGCATCGTATTCAGGATGTTTCAAATGAAGCAAGGGCGACATTTTTAGCTCGTGCCTATATTGACAAGATGCCATATAAAATGGTAGAACAAAATGTAAGGGATAAAAATAAATTTAAAAATATTATTCTTCCTCGTGTAGTTGACATGGTTATGAAATATAATACTAATGTTAAGAAGAGATATGATAAAGAAAAAAATAAATTTTTGTATCCTCAAGATAAGTTGGAATTTCATAAAAATGCCATTTTAGAATGGTACAATTCATAATATAAAGTTTTAGGGTCAGTTCAGCAAATAATAAATTTTCTTTGGATGAAAAAAAGTTGACCCTGTTATATAATGTTCTTTAGCTCAGATGGCTTAGAGCGCAGTCCTGATAAGACTGAGGTCATTGGTTCGAGTCCAATAAGAACAACCATACCAACAAGGGGCATGAGTTAGCTGGTGTTAACAACTGCTTTGCAAGCAGTATCGGGTGGGTTCGATTCCCATGTGCTCCACATAAGCGCCTCGGTTATATAAATAACAATGTCAATAAGATTATTATATAACCGAGGGTCTAGCTCTTGTATAAAAATATATGGAATTTTTTTATAACAAGTTATAAATTAAATAAAATAGCGTTTTTATGTGAAATGTTAAGTACTATATTATATGTTTTCATTAGTATAATAATGACTTTAACCGCATTACATCCTAATATGGTTTTATTATACCCAATATATTCTATTGCTAGTATTTCTAGTATTATAAGTTCTTACAGACGAAATTTATTTTGGCCTCTTGGCCTTAGTATTTTTTTTACTGTAACAAATATTTTAGGCTATTTTATAGCAAAACATATGATATAATAATTAATCTTGGAGATTGGTGAAACTGGTATCACGCCTGACTCTGACTCAGGTATCCGAGGTTCGAACCCTTGATCTCCAGCCAACTATTAGGAGTATATTATGGAAAAAAACAAAGAACTTCTTATGGAAATGCTTGATCTTGGTGTTACTGATTTGTATGAAATTGGTGGTAAACATACTAGCAAAAAAATATATACTGTTCTTCATTCGCTGAAAATAACCCTTCATAAAGAACTAGATAATGTTACTGGTGAAGAAGAGCCAGGAATTTATCCTTTTAGATCAGGTTATGCTGGTTTTAATTATGAAAAGATGGAAGATGAACTCGGTTATGGTTTAATCGTAGTTAAAAATATTTAATGGTGTTGTGTTTCGGAACGGTACGATAAAGTCTGCAAAACTAAAGAATGTGGGTTCGACTCCCATCAACACCTCCAATTATTAGTGCAGATAGCTCAACTGGATTAGAGCGATGGCCTACGAAGCCATAGGTTGAGGGTTCGATTCCTTCTCTGCACACCAAAATTCCTATGTTACTTGATATAAGCTACCATAGGAAGCCAATTGCGGGTATAGCTCAATGGTAGAGCATCTCGTTGCCAACGAGAAGGTTGTCGGTTCGAATCCGTCTACCCGCTCCATTAAAGGATTATATTATGGATTATCAATCAGAACCTGTAGACGATGGATTAGAAGCTGCTCTAGATAATATACGTAAGATATATCTAGAAACGCTTCGGAGTACATTTAAAATTGATGATAAATGGAAATATGTTTCAACTAATTTATCTAAAACCGATTATAAAAAATTTATCAAATTAGTTGGAAATAATAATATCAAATTCGTTTCATCGACCAATACAGTCAAAAATGTTAGTTTTAGTATGTTTCTTTCTCCAGAAGGGCTAAATAATATAGTAACCCATATGAAGGAGCAAGCATGAAAGCTCAAGATGTTCTTAAATTAGTAGCAGATTCCAATAACTTTCGTCATCTATCTATTACGGAGGCTCTTCAGTATCCTGCCGCATCTGATTCAGCTTATATAGCTGATATTGTTGTAGATGATAAAACTTATGTCATTATTGCTGATGGTGACGAATTAAAAATTACTGATGAATCATTAAACGAATATACATACTTTTTACAAAAAATATAAAGGGAGCCGAAGCTCCCTTTTTTTATTGCTTAAATACCTCTATGACTCTATCTACATATAATGATCTATCCCTTACAAAAACTTGGGGATATTCATGATCCACTGCAATGATAATTGCAATTTGTGGTATTTTAACTTTATAATGATATTCAAACATCATAGAGTAAACTGTTGATTGAAGGAGATAACCTTCAATATATTCTTCCTTCTTAAATTTTTTTGATGTTTTAAAATCGACAATAGTTGGTATACCATCATAATGAGCTACCAAATCTGTTCGTCCAGCACATTGTAGTGTGCGTGAATACAGAGGTATTTCAATACCCATTAGATCATCTACATGTTCGTCGAGAACACTTTTAAGCTGGTTGAAAGTGTCCAAGTTAAAAGCCATTTCGCCTTTTGCATAATCTTTGTTATTTAACAAATAATTTTCAGCAATATTATGAACTGCAGTTCCTCTATTAGAGGCTTGAGTCATAATCATATTGGCTTTCTCTTCTCCGACACTTTGCCGCCATTTAGCAATACCACTCTTGTCTAATCGCTCAGACAAGAGTGTTGTAACGGATTTAAATTTTTCACCAGATGGGAGAACGTAAAAACGTTTCCCATCAATCATTTCGGTATCCATATCAAATGGATTCACCAAATCATGTTTAAATTGTTTACGCAATAATTTTCAACCTGTCTTTCTGAATAATATAATCCTTAACCATTGCTGATCTAACAATATCATTTTCGTTAAAATCGACAAAGACAAAGGATTTCATTCTTTGAATAACTTTCATAAAATCTATAAGACCATTGCGTTCATGTTCTTTTGTAAAATCTGACTGTCTAAAGTCGCCACAGAACATAATTTTGCAATTCTTACCAACACGTGTTATCACAGAATCAAGTTCATGTAAAGTACAATTTGCAATTTCGTCTACAATAATGATAGAATCATTAAGTGTAATACCGCGAATAAATGACGTACTAATAAATTCAATAGTACCTTTATTTTTAAGAATATCGTATGCATCTCCACGCCCAAACAATTCTGTACAAATTGCATAATAAGGCGCTTCATAAACTTTAGCTTTTTCTTTGGAATTACCAGGAAGAAATCCCATTTCTCTTGTAGGGACGACACTTCGAACAATGACAAGTTTTTTGTAGGGACTATTACCACTTAGGATTTGTTTTAACGCCAAATAAATTGAAATAAAACTTTTACCTGTTCCAGCAATACCATGAAGCATAAGATTTTTACCTTGTCCATATGCATCAAATGATAATTGTTGATTCTGTGTTAATGGATCAAAATTCTTTAAAGTAAGATGGCTTCTTTCTTGTTGAGGATTATCTCTCTGGTTCTGTTGACGAGAAACTCTTTTTTCTTTTCTTGTTAATCTCTTAGTCTGTTCCATTCTAGCTTTCTATTTAAAAAGTATTAATGGTGCTTCCTGTAGTCCCCTTGGAATGTTTTTTCTTCATATCTTTAAGTAAATCCCTAAAACCATTATCGGGCTTAAGTGAAACACCAGATATAATCATTGGAGCGCCATTAACTAATTGAGTTACATGTGGATTTTCTTCTAGATATTTTTCACAGCCAGAAATTGTCATAAATTCCTGAAATTCATTACCATCATTATTATTTAGAAAAGTATATGTAGGCATTATTCGTCATCATCCTCATTATAATCAAGACAGTCCATTATTTTTTTAACATTTTTTGTTTTCAAGGCACTTGCAAAACGCTTCTTTTTGCGCTTATCTTCACGTTCTTCTTTGATCTTAGCAAAATTTTTATCTTCACCATCCCAATAATCACGGTCTTCGATACGATAACTATTATAACCATACTTTTTCATTTTAGAAGATTCCTGGTAGAGCCGCCAATACTTGATCTGCTGTAATGCCTTTAAATGGCAATTTCTTTTCTTTCAGCGCACATAGAAGTTCTGCATCTTTAGGAGTAACACTTTCAAGCATTTCAATAAACATAGCTTCGCGTTTTAGTTGTTTAAGGTTTGGATGAAGACCTTCGATAAAATATGCAATTTTACGAGCATCACGAATCAAAACATTTTCCTGATCAGTCAATTCAGATGGCTTATATGGAGGCTTACCTTCTGGTAAAAGCCAATTTATTTTTGGATCAAACGCACTTTGAAGAATAATACGCAACACAAAACTATCATTTGCCCTTAGTGCTTCAATTTTTTCTTCTGGTTTCTTAAGTTTACTAACCTTTTCAAGAAACTCTGCAATACCGATTCTCATTTTTTAAAACTCCGATAAATGTTGTACTAGATTTTTTAGATTAAATGTATTGAAATAATTCAAAAGTTTGGAACGATTTTTGCCAACTTGTTCATTATATTGTATTAGAACTTTATCACGAATTTCGACAGGTGTAAAGTCTAAATTGATTAGTTGCTCGTTTCTGTGAAAGTTACGAGTTGCTGTAGGATTTTCAAATTTAGTAGGGTCTGTTTCTGTATAAAATTCCATGCGTTTTTTCGTCAAAGACTTTTGACGATCACCCACAACAAAGCAATTATCACCAGAAAGAATATTTGGAATACCGTCACCTGCATCACCTTTAATTACATGTTCCTTGAGAAACAACATTGGATTTTCGTGTACAATGTATTTCTTATTTACAGGATCATACTGTTTAACATTATTATATTTATGGAGTTGTATGAAGTCTTTATCACCAGACAAAATTAAAATATTATTTGCAGTAGGAGCAAAATTATTTACCAATGTGCCAATAATATCATCGGCTTCTGCTGATTCTACATCAATGACTTTATATGGGGAAAATTCTTTAAGCTCTGAACGTAACTTATTCATGCATTCGAAAATAGATTTCCAATCTATTTCGGATGATTCAGTTTTAGCTTTTCGGTTAGCTTTATAGTAAGGGAATATTTGTTTACGCCAAATATTAGTATTATCACATGCAATAACAATTTCGCCATAAGTAGAACTAAATTTATTCTTAAAGGAAAGAATAGAATTTAATACCATATGCCGAACCATATTTTCTTCAACTTGAACATTTGTATGTACACCAAGTTGCATCATAATATTTGAAATCATAACTTGGTTCAAATCAACAATAATCATAATGTAGCCTTATTCACTTTCTTCTATATCCTCGTCTTCTTTTTTGAAAACTAGATTGATTGATTCTGCAATTTTCATGCCACCCTCATCATCTTCATCATTAGGTTCAAAAATAGTATCTGCTATATCCTGAAATGGATGATACACACCATAATGTTTGCACATTAACGCCCTAATAGATTCAATAATCATTGCACCACTTTTTAGATCATCTATTGTTTCGTCTTCCGACAAGTAAAATCCAGCAATATCTAATTGATTAAAAATAATAGGAGCAATAGTAACAATGGCTTCTTGAATATGATACAATTTCATCATTTCAACGTTATGTTGTATTTCTTCTAAATTTGTTTCTGCTGTAGGATTTATATTTTGTTTTGGAAAAGGAATTATATTATTTTTCTTCATATTAGATACTATTCCTTTTTATGTTGTATGTCAACACTTTTATTTATTATATACGACATTGCTGCCTAAATCAGTAAAATTGAAGTTATAAATTTTACATTCGGTATTTTTGGTTATTGCTTGTTCAACATCATATTTTTTTAATCCTGGAACATAAAATAAAAAGAAACCACCACCACCTGCACCAAGCAACTTACCGCCAATTGCACCAGCTTTAATGGCTTTGTCGTAAATCGAATCAAAATATTCATTTGTTATGGAAGATTCAGTTGCTTTCTTATCAATCCATGCTTCATGAAACATATTACCAAAAGAATCCAAATCACCCTTTTTAAGATAATTAAATCCTTCATATGCTTTATCACGACCCTTGCGCACAGCATTAAATTTTACTGGATCAATAGTCATGCCTTCTTGCTGTTTTTGTAAAATAGAATTAGCAGAACGCCCACGTCCAGAATAAACCAATAAAAGTTTTTGATTTAATTGTGCAAGAGTGTCTACATTATCAAATTTGGTTGCATTTGTATAAGAAGGCCTAAATTCAAATAGGTTAAGGCCACCATGTGATGCGGCATATTGGTCTTGTTTACCTACTGGAAATCCACAACGATTACGTTCAATTTCATAAGCAAATTCTGCTACTATTTCCTTTGATTTATTTTCAAAGGGATTTGTATAAGCTTCTAAATTTTTAAAAAGTCCGACAGTAAACGCTGAAGAAGAACCAAGGCCAGACCCTTTGGATAAAATATCAGAAATAGATGTAATAGTTTGTTCACTTGAAATATTAAAATATTTCATAGTTTCTCTGGTAATATCATGCTGCATGGTGTTAATGTCAGAATTAATTTCAACCTCATCATACATGGTCTTAATACCAATGTGAGGAGTTTTATGGCTAATAACATGGATATATTTATCAATAGTTACAGAAAGTGCCGCACCAGTTTCTTTAGAAAAAAACGAGGGTAGATCACTACCCCCGCTAAAAAAACTAATCCGAAGAGGAGTTTTTGTAATAATCATTACGATGTCCTATAAATGAATTGTGCTTTGGGCTTACCACGAGTATCCACAGTAGGGTACTGTTTCAATAAATCGTTTAGCATAGTATCCCACTTAAGCTTGATAAAGTCAATATTGAATCGACTATCTACATAAATTTTGTTAAATTTAATCATATTTTTATGATCATTATTTTTAACAAGATTGATTGCTGCGCTTAAATGGTTCACAAAGGTATTCATATGCTTATCCCTGTCAATATCACCTTGATACATAACGTTCAATCCACCAGAAGTTTCATGAAGTGCACCATAATTAGGATGAACACAAACAAGACCAGCAGACATAGCCTCTAACATAGCACGACAACTGGTTTCAGTCCAAATACATGGATATGAAAAAATATCAGCTTTAGTAAGATGATCTTTAAGTGTCTGGTTAGGTACAAACCCATGATATGTCATGTTAGGGTGGTTACGAATCTTGTCATACAATGGCTCAAAATTTTTATCAGCTTCATCCCACCCATAAATTTTAAAACTTGAGAATACATCAAGGTGAATTTCAGGATGCTTTTCTGCCAAAAATTCAACGGCAGGAATCAACAATTCAAGGCCACGTTGTGGGGTCGAGGTATAAACAAGACGAATCTTACCATCATTAGGTTTAATCAAAGCTGTTTCTGGAGCAGGAATAATACCCGTTTCAAGAACAATAGATTTGTTATCATAGGGAATATTATGAAATAGCTGATAGCGCTGATATTGCCAATTGCTGATAAAAACAAATTTATGAAAGCTATCTTTAAATGATTGATCCTTAAACTTAGCGGATTCTGGGTCTTCTGGAAGATCGTGTGCAAAAAACACACGAATCTTTTCATTATCAAGATCACGAACACGTGAAGAAATTACCTGAAAATGTTTCTGAAGTTCAGGATCAATCATAGAACCAAGAGAGCGTTTTGCTATCTCGGTTCCACCATTTGCATTTGTGGAAATTTCATTCTCTTCAAACATTGATAGTAAATCCAGACTTAACAGCATCATTAGCAAACATAGCAGAAGTTTCAACGGAAAACTGATACAAGTCTTTCTTATAAAAACCTTCAACCTTACTAATCTGATCTGGAGTCATAGTAATAATATCAACGTCATTTGCTACTGCATCTGAATAGTTTGAAGGTTGACGTGTCGAAGCCCAAAGGAAATCAATATCGCCATCGAAATGCCACATTTTGTTGAAAATAGAAGCGCCAAACTTAAATTTGGCAATTGGATCATGACCAACATCGGCAATGCGTCCAGCAAAAATAGAAATAATATGGTCTTTATCGCCATTAATTAGATTGTGAATTGCATTATAAATCTGGTTTTCAGTAAACACAGCAGTAACATTAATATTAATGATAGGCGAAAGTTGACCGATCAAATCATAATTATCGGTACCATCAGGATTAACAATAGGGATTTTTACATATACTTTGTAATCAGCCTCTTCACCCCATGAAGAAATTTTAAGAGCCTGAGCCTTAATAGTTTCCTTATCAGTAGCAAATACTTCTAATGAAAGATTTGTATCTGGACGATTGGCCTTAAGAAAGGTAATTGCTTCCTTAGCAAACCCTTCATAATCAGTTACACCAGCCTTGGCAAGCAAGGTAGGATTTGTCGTGAATCCTACTACACGTAGATTCTTAGCAGCTTCTTTAATACCATTAAGGTCACCACTATCACAAAAAATCTTAGTTGTCATTTTTCTCAAGTTCCTTTATCAATTCACATGCTTCTAATACATTATTAACAACATGATCTGGTTTAATATATTTGTATTCTTCTGGACAAGAATATTCAGTTCCAATAAAAATAGTAGTTAGTTTGCTATTGTATCCGCAAACTATGTCTTTCCAACGATCACCAATCATAAAACTTTTTTTACGTGATATGCCATAAAGATTTATGAAATATTCTATCATACCACTATTTGGCTTGTATAATTTTGATGATCTATCAAATGCACAAAAATAACTATCTATATTCAGCCAATTTTGAATCATTTTCATCATTAAATCTAATGATTCTTTTGACATATGTCCATCATACATATCTGGTTGATTGGTAACCACATATGATTTATACCCTAATTTTTTAACAATGTCAACTGCTTCTTTAGCATTAGGTAAAATTTTAAATTCAGAAGTATTCCAAGGGGCGGTTTTTACGCCATCCCCTCTATCTACGAGTTCATTTAAAACGCCATCTCTGTCAAAAAAAACAGCCTTTACCACTTTGTCTTGTTGATCTGAAGTTTGGGATGGGAAACGATGCAATGCCATACTACCGCCTGAAATGCTTCACTATGAGGAGTTACACGGGTTGGTTCGATAATTGGAACCACTACAACTGCATTGGCATTTTTGGCTGTATAACCATCTGGTTTACCCACAATGCCCAAAACTGTACCACCAGCAGCAATGGCATGATCAATGGCTTTAATAAGTCCAACTGATACATTTTTTTCTTTATTACCACCACCTACGGATAAAACGAAGATGGCGTCTTTGTTGTTGAACTTGCTGACTCGGAGATATTCTTCAAATACGGTATCAAACCCTTCATCATTTGTTCTAGCAGATAATTCTGATACGTTATCTGTTGGTGCGTAACATTCGATGTTACAAAGTTTCCGAAAGTCATTGACCATATGGGAAGCATTACCTGCGGAACCACCCACACCGAGAATAAAAACTCGTCCATTGTTAGATACGACTTTTGCCAATTCTGTGACAAGCTTTTCAACCTTATTTTTGTTTAAACCATTGGCAATATCAATTACTTCATTAAAAAATTTGTCTGCGAAACTCATGGGCTGTTCTTTCTCTCAATTCACTAGATGAATAATTATGCATTCTTTTATTGTAAACAATTTCAATACCACGTATTAAGCAATTTTCTTGTCCTGTGATAATAGTATTTATATACTCCTCACCAACGAATCTTTTATGGATTGAAAGTGTAGCCATCATATTCTCTAAATCTTTTTCAGTAGAATATGGAATAATACTATCAATATATTTACATGAAGTCAATTGAATATAACGTTCATATACGCTTTGTACTGGTTTATTTTTATTCATCCTATCTAATGTGGGATCAGTATGTAACCCCACAATTAATTTATCGCATTGTTTTTTGCAATCACTGAGCATAAAAACATGTCCAGCATGTAGTAGGTCAAACGCCCCCGCAGTAAATCCTACAATCACGCCTGTCTTACCAAAAATATTGGGCGAATTTTTGTCGCCCCAAAATATTCTGACACTAATTTCTTAACTACCTCAGTATCATATGTTTTACAAGAAAACACATCAAGGTACATTGTATCATTTTCGTTAACAAAATGAGCACAAATATTACTGGTTTCAATAAGTTGAACCAAAGTAAATCCCGCCTTATTACCAGAACCAAAATCAATAATCTGTGGTTCGTTATAAGCAACCATATCAATGTCTTTAACTAACTGTTTGGTAAAATTGTAAACATTATCATAACTTGTAATTTTATCATGATCGCAACCTGCACAATCAAGAATTAGGTGATAGCCCCAATAATCTGACATTAATTTATCCTTTAGAGTTTAATATGCATCAATAGCTTGTGCAAATTTAATAGAGTTAACGTTAATAGATTGCCATGATCGGGTAAGTAACCCCCATGCCGCAACCCAATCTTTATTTTCTTTGTGAAATTTTTCTTCTTCATGGGCTTCATTAAGATAGCTTGGTGGAAGAAGATCGACACGAAGTGTGCAACGAATGGTAGAATTATTATCTACAGTTATATCAATTACATTTTCTCTTAGGCTGCTCAACAGCTTATCACGTTCATACATCATTAAAAATTACTTTCACTCAAAAATTTCTGTGAAGAATTTGTTTCTTCATTCAATTTATTTTTTAATTCATTATAACCACCAATATTAAAACCGTCCATAACAATAACAGGAAACGTTTTTGCCGATGGAAATAGTTCTAATATATGTTCTCTAGTAAAATCTTCGTTAAGTTTTAGTTCAGTATAACCAATACCTTTAGCTGATAACAAAGATTTAGCATTTACGCAATAGCTGCAATTTGGTTTTGTATATATTTTTACATGCATGTTAATACCTCATTAAATATTATTTAAGACTCAATTCTTGATCCTCAAAGTCTGTCTGATATTTATTCAATTTGTCAAGTAGACCCCTATTTCTCAATTCTTTAAACACTAAATTTTCTGTAGAAAATTCTCCACCCTTTTGAATAGCAGAATTTCTCATTTCTTTCAATTTAGCTTTAAGGGCTTCAACATTATCTAAACTCATTTTACTATTAATAATATGGTTAATCATCTTAATATAATGAGTAACCTTTTGTTTGAGCAAATGATCATGTTGAAAATCATAATCACCATGAACAGGTTTTTGAATCCATTTATTTTTCTTGAGTGAATATACACCCTGATTTTTAGGATAAGATAGGGTTAAATCCTGCGCATAAG